CCAAAAGGCTCAAGGAGTTTGATCAGGAACCGAACAATTCCGTGAAGGAACGTCGGCCCTGGCCAGCTGCTTACCCGCGTACTCGCACTCAGTCGAACCTCTCTACCGTACCCGCTTACGTGTATGTGAACAACGAAACCTGTGCCCTTCCGGGTAACAGACTCGTTGCCACTATAACACACGCAGGCGTAACGGGTGAAAGGAGAACGATGAGTGATTGGGTAATACCGGGATATTCTGTTAGGTCAAAACGTGGTGAGATCTTTACAAACGATCTCGTTACAACCACTGAGAAGCATGCTATTGGTTCTGGAAATCATTACCAGATCACTAGCATCGGCTCTAACACGAGCTGTGGTAGCCCCGTTATGTACGCGACTCGAGATTACCTCGGCCCATTAGGTCACCACTGGTTAAGTGGTTCTCCGACAGGCGGAAGTGTCTTATCGCGGTACAACCTAATCTCAGACGAAGATGTTTCGTCTGCTGCCTCAGTAGCCGCAACAAAAGCCTGGTCCAATACCAGCAATCATAACGCAACGATCCTTACGGATTTAGCGGAAATGAAACAAACGCTGGCGATGTTACGCAATCCTATCAATTCGACGCATAAGCTTTTCGAGACAATACACCGCTCGAAGAAGTACAAATCTTATGCCCAACGTAAAAGTTGGAGGATCGGCGATACGCAGGACTATCTACAAGGCATGTGGCTACAATACCGATATGGGGTTCGACCCCTTATATCGAGTGTCCAAGGGATTATCGAGGCTCTTAAGAAAAGCCACCCAAAGGAACGTTATACTGTGCGCGGTAACTACCGCATGCAGGCAACGTCTCAGGGTTCGCTAATGCCCTATAACGACGGAACGGCAACTCACTATTATAGGTACCAGTACACGGACACAGTAAACGTCCGAGCTGGCATCTTGATGGAGGATAGTCTTGACGTCGCTGAAGCTCTAGGTTTAGATGCGAGCGGTCTGCTCGGTCTTCCATGGGAACTTGTACCTTTCAGCTTTGTTGCCGATTGGTTCAGTAACTTTGGGACCTGGATCACAGGGTCTTACCTGCACCTCGTAAAACATCCGTTATCCTCATGGCTTACTACGGAGAGAGATCGTGTCACGGCGTTTTCAATGTCGGGATCGATCGCTAAATCTCCTAGTACATGGCGGATAACGAGGAGCTCGGCGGAGGTTCGTGTCAGTCATTTCATCGACAAGACGCGATCCGGAATCTGCCCCTCTCCTACAATAGCGTGGAAACCCCAGGCTCTCTCTCGAGTGTCGGAAGATGCCCGTTTGCTGGATTCCGCGGCTTTACTACTGCAGAAGTTTAATACCGTATTTAAATGATGAGTCTATTGACGATTACAACCCGTCGAAGATCTTGTTGTGTACGGTAACTTCTGGTGTCGAAATACAATGTAACTCTGAGCTTTAAGTGAGGCTCTTAGTATGTTCGACAAATCGATTAAGAGGGATTTACCTCCATGGCTTTAACTATCAATGCCAAGTCCTATATGGCCGATAAATTCGGTCAAGACGTTATAGGGTATACTGGGCCGGCACACACGATGAGCGTTCTGGACGATGTCCAGCTCGCACGCGTGCAACCGAAACCCACGACCACCCTCTCTGGCGTCGGACGTACATCGGCGAAACTTTCGAGGACGCTTACACTGACTGGCGCGCTGACCCCGACGGGGTTGGCAATCGTTCAGATCCAGTGCAGCTTTCCTGTGGGTTCTGCCGCTGCTGACATAGATACGGCTTTGAATGACATGGGTGCCTACCTGGCATCCGCGGCATACAAGACCCTCGTCAAGAACCAGCAGATCAGTTATTAATATGGTTACCCGGCGAATTAGCCGGGGACCAAAACTGATCCCTGAGAGGCGACGGGCGGCTTACGCCGCTTTGTTCGCAACGCTCCTCGTGGCCGTTGCGGAAGTCATTCCCCTTGTGGTCAACCGACTACAAGGTAGTAGCTCCAATTCTGGAGGACGTGATGTCTCCCAAACAAAAAGCTCTAAACCGTATGGTTCAGAAAACGAACCGAAGCCTAGACCACGGACAGGACGGGACTTACCGGACTGTAATGGCCTTAGTGCTAAAGAACTACCCAGTCGAGATCGCAGATAAGGTCTCCGGCCTCCTAAGGTCGGGTGATTACCTGAAACTGCTCGAGTGGGCTGACTGCTATGGACGTACAGAGTACTCGTCCCCCAAGGATGCTTTCTTGGTGAGTCAGTTGACTGCATTGATCAAGAAGTACCCCTTTCGCGATCCGAAACTGCCAGCAATGGCAAAGAAGAAAGCACTGGCTAAATTTCTTGCGTCTGAACAACGATGCAAGAGGTATAACTTGAAGTTTCGACGCTTTGCAACCGCAAAGAAGAGAGACACCCGCTCCTTTAGGCACAGTGCCATGAGGGACTGGATACGTTATGTTATCGGGGAGGTCCCCGACATGACTAGCATCCACGGGCTTTGCAGCTTTGGTCCAGGGGCGTCAATTGGTGTCCACGGAAATGCAACCCATATGGCTCGGAAATTCTTGAGTCAGGAATGGTCGTGTACACCTACTGCCCTTGCCTATGTCATACCAGCGATGGAGACAGATCCTCTAGTGTGGGAGTTGTTATGTCCGCACAAAGGGGAGTTTTACTGTCATGACCCACTGGAGTTCCGAAAGGAGCTCCTCGCGAAGTATCGACCGATACAGCACAATAAAATAGTTTTTGTGCCTAAGACTGCGTTGGTTGATAGAACCATCGCAATTGAGCCGTTGCTTAACGGATACGTTCAGAAGGGAATTGACGAGTATTTACGTCTCCTTCTAAAACGTGTAGGACTTGATTTGGAGCATCAGGAGCCAAATCAGGAACTCGCCCTATTGGGTTCGTTGCCTAATCAGGTTGATCCGTTTGTTACCATTGATCTGTCCTCTGCCTCTGACAGCATATCGTTAGAGGTGGTGCGGTACTTGTTGCCTCCGGCATGGTTCGATTTATTGAACCGGACTCGGAGTCCAGGGTACACTTTTGACGGGGCTAATTACCTCCGTTATGAAAAGTTCACGTCAATGGGAAACGGTTTCTGCTTCCCTTTAGAAACGCTGATTTTTGCGTCTGTTTGCGCGGTGTTGTCGAAACCAAAAGACTTCATTGTTTATGGTGACGATATCATCGTGCGACAGTCCGTCGCCCATGAGGTTTTAAAGACTCTCTGGGGCTTAGGATTCAGACACAACACGGATAAAACCTTTCTTTCTGGTGAATTCCGTGAGTCTTGTGGAGCGGATTATTACGCTGGCCAGAACGTTCGGCCATTAAATCTTGATTACACATTCGCTAAATACGAAGATGTGATCAAGTTTCACAACTTGTCACTGCAGGAAACCCGATGGGCTTCCTACTTTTCGGAGGTACGTGAGTATCTTCGAGGACTTATACCAAGAGAGCATAGGTTGACACGCCCTTATAAAGGCGTGGTGACCGGAGCATTCGAGGTAGAGTTGGATGAGTTCCAATCTTCACCGTACGCGCTTTGGGATAGGGACACCCAAGCGTGGTCATGGCTGGAATTGGAAGCGCGCTCTGTCAATGATAACGACATCGCGTCAGTGAAACGGTACAATACCGTTTTAATGATGGCAGCTCTAAGAGGTTTTTCGTCGAAGAGTAAGAAGGATAAACGGGAATTAGAAAATCCTGTCGTCCAACTTTCGCCATTTGCGTATCGTCGAAAGACGACACAAACCGTAACCCGTAAGGGTTATGGGGGATCCAATTCGAATTGGATCCCCCCGCAGACCGCCTAGGCGGTAGCGGATGACCCCGAGTTCGCCCTAATCGGCTCTATTCGGTTAAGTCAGGAG